CTTCTATAGAACCCTGCACATCTTTTGGTTGAATTGATGTAACAATAAATCATAGAACGATAAAATGAATAAACGATATTATGAACATACGTTACCCATTATACGAGGGAGTTTATCGAATACTTACTCTTATTGTTATGTAACATTTCAAACCTGCATTTATAAATGTATAGCATCACATCCCAGAAAGGGGTGTCGTTTACCTGTCTGAAATCACCGAAAACACCCGATGCGGCCACGTCGTACGAGATTCCCACCCAGCCGGTATTGTCCCCTGCATTCCCCCGCCCGGATTTCTCGAACAGGATCGAGAAGTCGATGTCCTTCCCGTTGGTTGAAATGGGGACACTGTAAATCAGTTCCCAGACCGCGAGAAAGAAGATGTATGCGTGGAAGCAGACCGGGAAAGGAGGAGGGCCGGTTTCCTGAGGGCCCTGTTTCTTATAAAGCAGTCTGCCTATGGAAGATATCAGTTCCCCTATACCCTCTTCATTTCCCTGCTCCCGGGCGCGCTCCATTTCCGCCATCACACCCATGCACTCGATAAACTGTCCGAAAGTAATCCCCGAGAGCATATCCCCCGGGCCTTTCCACTCCTTATAGGCGGGCAGCAGGTTCCGGCCAGTTTTCAGGCGGGCGTCGTAAACCGTCATCCCCTCCTGCGAGGTGATATCGAAGAACCCGTCCAGGGCGGGGAGTTGCGCCAAAAGCTCTTCCTGTATTTCTCCCCGGCACAGAAGAAGGCTGTGCTTCATCCCCAGAAGGCAGGAAAGCAGCTTGCAGCGCATCTGGAAAGGAGAAATCTCCCCTGCATTCATCATTAATACCAACTCCAGGTAACGGTAATACTCCTTGGGTGATAATTCCTCCAGGGAGTCCGGAATCTCTTTCTTTTGATTGTTGTACGTAATTTCTTTCATAGTCAGAATGTTATGCCTTTTGATTGAAGGGTGATCGAGGGTACATACAGATCCGGTTCGTCCGGTGCGGCGTCGAGCGCCGCGACCAGGTCCTCCAGCGCGGCAAGATCCCGCATGGCATCCTGTTCTAGGCTTTTTGCCACTGTCTTGCGCGCTTCGGCTTCCGCCCTGAGCTTTTCACGGACGCTTCCTGCAAGCTGCACCTGCACCACACCGTCGGGCAGGACCTCCACGGGCAAACGTTCCACGGCCTTGCTCATGGACAGCAGGGCCAGCGGCCGGCAGACGGCGTCGCGGAACCCCTCTGCCACCTGCTGGCCCGCTACCAGCTTTTCATAACGGCCGTACGTGATTATCGGGATGATATGCCTCTGTTGCACCTCCCGGATGATGGGTGCCAGGGTCAGAAACAGCCGGTGGCTGCCGGTTACATAGTAAAAATCAAATGCCTCCTTGCTACTCAGGAGCAATTCCGATACAGCCTTCCTTTTGGGGCTTTGTATCCAGAAATCGAACTTTTCCTGCTCCAGATATGCTATCAGGGCATCTACCGACTCGTAGGCCTGACTCAGGATGTTGGCTTCATCCTTGTACTCCTGTAAGGCTGTCAGCCCTTTTTCGTGCTCCCCCAGGCGCTTCTGCCTGCCTGTGTTCCCATGCTGCGCATCCAGTGTGGGGATGATTTTCAGCCAGGTAAACAGCGCTACGGACTGCTGCACCATTCCCAACAGGCGGGTGAGCTTGCCATCCGGATCGACGCTTGCCGATTGGTAGAAGTCGAGAACCTTGTCATAAACCTCCTGCCCTATGATGGCGGTCAGGCGACGTATGCTTAAAGGTATGTACGGTTTCCATTTGGAGAAGTCCGTGCGGGCATCGATCAGACCCAGGGCGTCGACCAGTTCCTGCGTGCCGTTTGAATCTTTATCAAATATCAGTTTCATATTTTTTATCACTTTTTTTCAGCTTGCATTAAAAAATACCGCATATAAATACATGACTCTTTCTGCGTTTAGGATTATTTCGTATCTTAGCCCCGCCCAATTAATATCATAACACGAATCCCTTTTCATTGCGTAATCCGTAAAATCGGATTAAAGGTTCGGATGTACCTTTTGGGCACGTAGTGATAGGGGTTCACCCTTTTGGAAATATGCCATACGAAGAAAAAAACGGTTATGGAGTCCTTCTCAATGACGGGGATACACTCCCTGTCATACCGGATGTAGATTATGACATTCCCACCGAAACAGGTGGAACGGAAAGTTTTGGTGATCAAATCCGGTAGACATTCCCGGATTCACCGGAAAACAACCGTAAGGACAAAGACCAGTACGGCAAGAACCAGTCCTGCCAGCATGAAGTTTATCGATACATTGCTGAGCCTGGCTCTTTCCGCATTTTTCTCGTTTTGGGCATCTATTTTATATTGCAGGTTCATCAACTCCCCTGCCATGATATAAGCGTACTTATTGGCGAATCTGTTTTCTTCAAAATACCTGCAGTTCTTTCCGATTTGGAAGTTTTCCGGTGATCTGCCCGCCGGCATCACCCCATGTGGCCTCATAACCTTAACCACATACCAAAGCGATATTGCGGTGAAAACCACAATTGCCATGCCGGCATTGATCAATCCCATATCCCGGGTTTTATCTATTTGGGTGAGTACGTACCCGACCACCGCTATCTCTACCGCATAATATATACTGAACAGCCGGTATGCCTTGTCGGTAATCAGAGACTCGATTTCCTTTAAATCGGCCATCCGTTTGCCCGCTTCTTCGTGATAAAGCCGTATAAGATCTTTGTCAAGGGTCTTCAATTGGTTATAGTCTATAAAAAAACGGTTCATGTATCCTCCTTTTTTTTGTTTTTATATATTTTCTTTCATCCTGTTTGCGGGTGTTACACTCTGTTCGGATTCCACTACGCTCCGGTAAAGCCCCACCTGTGTTCTGCTTCCCGGATAATTGGCCCGTATGTAGTGCATCAACGGTTTGCACAGGATCATGTCCGGTATGGCCGTCTCACTGGCATTGTACACCTTGATGGAGTACAGTTTTTCCGACCCTGAGGACAGCTTGTTGTCCATGATCAGGTTTGAGAGCACCGGATCCAGTCCGAATCCGGATGTGGCCGCGGCATCGGCCTTGTTGGCGATCTTGATCTGGCTTTCGATATAATCCCTTATTTTCTTGTCGATGGGGGTTATCGTCCAGCCCTGGAAGTCATTGGCGTCCGCATCCCAGAACCTGGTCGTGTGCATGTATTTGCCCACATTCTCCCTGCCGGTCACTCCTGAAGCGAACTTCTCCATGGCTTCATCCTTGAATTCCTCGAGCATTTTGGCCGAATAAGGCACCCCCTTACGCTTGCATATTTCCCTGATCCTGTCCTCTGCCGCGTCCCAATAGGCCTGCGGGCTCTCTATATGCAGGCTCAGTGCCGACGCGTTGGCATTATAGGCTGCCAGCAAGGGGGCGATGGTGCCCGCCAGTTCCAGCCACGGGAAAGCCCCCAGGAAACGGGGCGCGCTGACAAAGTCCCTGCAAAAGGAGTATATATTGAAATAGCCGACCGATACCGGATGCCGGAACGGGTCCGCCGGATTGAAAACGGGATATTTGGCCAGCCTGTTGGGATCGGGGAAGGGCCAGTCGCCCACATATACGTTCTGTGGCAAATCGTGTCTGTCATCGGGATACTCGAAGCGGCATTTCCTGTAAGGGATATGTTCCAGCCTGATTATCCTTCCCCCCTCTCCGATACGCGGTCCCCGGTTACGGATGAACTTTACCCAGAACCCTTGCATGTGCACCAGGTCCACCAGGCAGCGGAGCATATAGTCACGATAATCCCAGCTCTCCAGATCCGCCTGTATGACGTCATCGAGTATCCATTTGCGGTAAAAGCGGTTGTTTTCGGAGTCGATGGCCTCCTCAAAGAAGCGGGGGCCCTCTCCCCACTGCAATCCCTGTATTTTACCCATGATACCCTCACCGCCGTAAAAGTTATCCAGCAGGCGTTGTACGTCGCCGGGAAGGTCGTTATTGGCACCCATGGGCACGATATTCACACCCGCGACCCGTATCTTGCGGGTCTGCCAGCTCTCCGGGCGGCTGAAGCTGATGGAAGAAGGAGACCATCCCTTTCCCATGGCGAAGGAGATAAGCTGCCCCTCCCCGGTATCTATAAATCCGGTATTTCCGGTTCTTCTGATTTCCATAATCTACACATAAGTTTTAATTCCGTTAAAACTGGTCACAAGAATCTGCCAGCAATTGATGGCCCTGCCCGTATCGGTATCCACCAGTAACCACCAATTATCCCAAGCGGGTCTAACCATCGGAAATGAAAGGATAGTAAGGTGATGTAATATCACTGATTTACAGTCTATTAGGAATGAAAGCCGATTTTGGATTGGTTCGTTATTCTTTCCTAAATTAGCGGATTGTTTACCCACTTTTGTCTCGTTTTTGTCCCTCGTTGTATTATCTTTGTATCGCAAGCTAAATGCTTGATAATCAGTGATAAAAGAATATATTAACATCAGAAAAGAAAGGAAATAAAATGGGACGAAAGAAGAAAGAAATCCGTTTGAAGGAGCCTGTGCGCATCCGAGAAAAGAAGATAGCAGGTGGCAACATCAGCCTCTATCTTGACATTTACCAGAAGGGATTGAGAAAGAAAGAGACGCTGAAACTCTATCTTGTGCCAGAAATCAACGCTGCTACCAAGTTGCAAAACGCCAATACAAGAAAGTTGGCAGAGCAAATCAAGGCGCAGCGCATTCTTGACATCCAGAGAGAGGGTCTTGTGGATTGGGACAAGGTGAAGAAGTCACGCATGACACTTACCAAGTGGATGGATGACTTTGTGAAGTACAATGCCGAGTTGTCTGAGTCTTCCATGAAGACAAAGCGAAACACTCATGCTCGCATTGACCAATACCTATTACATATAGGCAAGCCAGAGTTTCTGTTGAAAGACGTGGATAAGGAGTTTTGCAAAGGCTTCATTACTTTTTTGAAGACTTGCACCTACAATGATGGAAAGAAACAACTCAGCACCACCACTTGCCGTATGTTCGTCAACTATTTCGGCTCGTCATTGGCAAAGGCAGTAAGGGACGGACTGATTGAGCAAAATCCATTCTTGCTGTTGGAGGCAAAGGAGAAGCCACAGAAGCGAGTGGCTGAGCGTGAGTTTCTGACGATAGAGGAAATAAAGAAGGTGATGAACACACCATGCCGTTATGAACTGGTGAAGAAAGCCTTTCTATTCTCCTGTTTCACCGGTCTGCGATATAGCGACATGAAAGCCTTGAACTGGAGTGAAATCCACAAGGCTGCTGACGGCAAGACAGAATACATTGACCATATCCAAGTCAAGACCAAGGATAGAGTAACCATCCCCTTGTCGGAAGAAACAAAGAAGTGGATGCCTAAAAGAGAAGAAGGCATAGACAACATCTTCCACAACTTGACAATCACATCTACAACTGTAGAAGTGGTTCTGAAAGAATGGATGGAGGCAGCAGGAATAACCAAGCATATAACCTACCATTGCTCACGGCATACGGCGGCAACTATGCTCCTGACCCTTGGTGCAAGTATCTATGTAGTAAGCAAGATACTCGGACACAAGAGCATCAAGATGACGGAGATTTACGCCAAGATTGTTGACAAGAAGAAGTTGGAAACCGTGAACCTCGTGAACGGAATGTTTGACCAAATACCAGTAATACAATGAAGATAGAAATCAAGGAACGTAAACTGACGGAAGGCAAAAGAGCCTTATATCTGGAATACTACGAGACTGGCTTCCGCAAGAGAGAAAACTTGCACCTCTATCTCTTGCCCGATGATGCCGTTGGTGCTGCAAAGCACAATCGGCTTACATACAACAAGGCTATGGAGATGCGAGCAGAGCGCATCCTCACCCCTCCTGTATTGGAGAAAGAGAATGCCAAAAGCGAAGAACAAGGCAACGGCTTGACTTGGCTACAATGGTGCGATGACTATATCAAATGGTCTGTTGATTGTGGCAACTGCAAGAAGATGATAGGTCATAAGAATGTTGTCCGCAAGCGTATCGCCACTTATTTACGGAGAGTAGATAAGAAAGACATCCTGCTGAAAGATGTCCGTAAAGATGAAATTTGCGGTCTTTTTGATTATATGCGCAACAAGTATCGCAACAAACGCCAAATCAAGACCAACGGAGGACGGTTGGCTGATTACTCATTACTGTTGTTTGAGGAAACTATCAAAGCGATATTTAACAAGGCTATGCGTGAAGGACTTGTAAAATTCAATCCTGTACACAGTCTAAACAAGTTGGAACGCTTCCATGCTCCTGACAAACACAGAGAGTATCTTACGCCAGAAGAACTCACACGTTTCCTGGCGGTGGAAGCTGAATGTGAGAATGAACGAACCGTACAACTGGCATTTGGCTTGTCATCCATGACTGCCCTTCGCCTTGGCGATATGCAGCATCTAAGGTGGTGTGATATTAAAATGATAGATGGCGTGCCGACAATCAGCATCATACAGCGAAAGACAAAGCGTCCTGCCATTATTCCGCTCAATGAAATGGCGCAATCGTTGTTGCCACCTCGGACGGATGACAATCCGGAAAGTCTTGTGTTTCACCTTGTCAAGAAGTCAGACAACGTATCGAAATACGTAAGAAGACTTAAAGAAAAGGCAGGCATAGAAAAGGATTTGACCTACCATTGCTCACGGCATACGACAGCATCGTTGGCTATCTCAGCAGGAGCAGATATATCAGCAGTGAAGGATGTTTTGGGACATGGAAGCATAACTTCAACTGAAGTTTATGCAAAAGTGGCTCTTGAAAAGAAGATAGAGGCGGTCAATCTGTTTAATGGCGTGTTTGATTGAGACATACAGCAGAGTGCGAACAATGGGGAAGTCTTACTTCTTCCCTTTTGTTGGTAAATTGCCGTAAGGCTGTATTCAAAAAACGCTTGTGTTCAAATAAATCAGCAAGACTTATCTGAGCACAGGCATTTTTATGTTCAATTTAATCTTTGATATAGATGACAACAGGAGTAATATACGCTCGTGTCTCCAGTATTGGTGACAGACAGAGCACGGAAAGACAGGTCAAGGACTTGTCGGAGTATGCAAAATATAAGGGTATCGAAGTCTGCAAGGTCTTTGAGGAACACATCTCTGGCGCAAAGAAGAATGATGAGCGTCCAGTGTTGTGTGAGGCAATGGAATACTGCAAGGCAAACCGCATTGGGATCCTACTTGTCAGTGAACTGTCAAGATTGGGTCGCAATGCGTTTGAGGTGCTTGCCTCTGTCAAGGAGCTCATTGACTGTGGCATTAACCTCTATATTCAAAAGGAACAGCTTACATTATTGGACGATGAAGGACATCCGTCCCTCTTTGCCCCGATAATGATAGCCACGCTTTCGACCTGTGCGCAATTGGAACGTGATAATATCTCATTCCGATTGCAGTCAGGACGGAAGCGGTATATAGAGAAAGGTGGAAAACTCGGGCGCAAGGTAGGCTCTGTAAAAACGGCAGAACAGATGAAAGCCGAATATAGGGAAGTAATAAGTTTACTCCGCAAGGGGTATTCCATTCGGGATGTGGCAAAGTTGAGTGGTAAAGGGGTAAGTACCGTACAACGAGTTAAGCGATTAATAAAAGTACAATCACCGCAATAATACTATTGATTTTACGTTCTTTTCAAAGAAAGGGGTTGTGCAATAGTGGCTTAAAGGCTAAAAGCACTACCTTTGAATGCAATAATAAGTAACAACACGTTTAAGGTCACAATTTGTGATCTCAAAAATAAAGATAGCAATATGGCAGACATAACGGAAAAGACAGGAAACGGCGAACTGGTCACAAATTGTGACTAAAAAACAAAATGGTCAAAAGAGCAATCATTGACTAATTCATTAACCAAAAACTTGCCAATGCCATAAATAACATTGGCAAGTTTCTAAAATTTCAAATAATGGATAAAACAGAACGATAGTACAATTAAAAAAATTGCTTGCAAGTAAAAAATCGGCAGATTTGTTAAAGGCCTTAAAAAAACTTCAACGCAATTATTTCCCTGAATTTGGGAATACAGTAGTTGATATTTTCGAAGAAAGATATAAAAGAAATATATCATGGGAAGTACAAGTTGAGGCAATTAAAATAATAGGTAAACAGCATTTGGTTAAAGCCTTACCTTTGTTAGAACAAATAGTAAAAAAAAATATGGAGCATGATATGGTAACAATGGAAGCTGCTGCTGCATATTTCAGAATTGTTAGATTGAATATGAGAGATGTATCTCCTATCATAAAATCTTTTGGAAACATTGGCTTTTCTATTGGAGAAGGTTTTTTAAATGTTTTGGGCGAGGACAATATGACTCCTAATATAGAAGAACAAGAGTTAATAATACTGCATTTTTGGCATTTTGGTAAGAACGTGGACAAAGGAATATTAGATCCAAAATTCGGATTAGTAAAAGCTTGCCTAAAATGGCACGCTCCCAGTGTTTCTTCTTTTATAGAATACTGTCTTACAATTAAAGATTCACGAATCAGTTCCTTGCTAAAGAAAATTGGAACTAAAGAAGTTTGATTTCCAAAGAGTGTAAAATAAACTAAAGAGGGCTTCAAATGACCTAAAGGTTACCAGCAAGCCTCTCTCACCTTAAAAAATCTCTTAAAGTAGACTCATAATATTAAAAGAAATAATATGGGAAAATATAAATTATTTTTTTTGTTAATGATTTTTCTATGTATCTCTTGTGGAAATAATAAAATTTCTATTAGAGTTGAAAGTGCATTAATTTCATCCTCTGATAATCAGCCCTTAAGAAGTTTAACATTAGAAAATGATTCTTTGTTATTTACATATCAGATTTCATTAAAAGATGGATATGTAGGTCTATCATCAATAAATCTAAATAGAATTAATGACGCTTATGTTATTACTTATGGAAACAGTATTATTGAAAATGAGAAGTTTCATCTACAACCCGATGCGACATATATTATATGTAATTATTCTATACCAGACGCAAAAAGCCATGCCCTTGAGTTTAAGACCAATCCAAGAGGAAACGTAAAATCCGTTAAAGAGGTAAAGTAAATGATATTTACAAAATAGCATCCTTCTCCTTGTAAAATATTGTCTTTACTCAGGGATGCATAAGCATCAAGATGTTGTAGTCAAGCACTTGGAAAGTTCCTCTTAACCTTTCCTGTTTGTTCTACTTTTCATTGTATGACTGTATCAACAAATAGGTACCATCAGCATTTAACGTGAGTGTTGTTTCAACATCAGGTGGTAACACACCGCAATATGTCCCAGCCACGGAATCCAAGCTAACTCTGTTTCCCAAAACTACCGTATATTCTTCAAGCTTATCGGCACACCTGCCTCCAGCGTAATGAGGCTGGCGAACGAGTGTCGTCACGAATGGTAGGAATAGGTAAGACCGTTCTCTTTTCCACAAGCACATCGAAAGCCTTTTGGATGGAAAGCAACAACTGCTCGATGTCCTTGTTGGTCTCCACGGCTTCCTTGCTCTTGTTCTCCTTTGGCTGCTTTAGTGCTTTATGTTAATCTAAGTACAATCATCGCAATAATACTATTAATTTTACGTTCTTTTCAAAGAAAGGGGTTGTGCAATAGTGGCTTAAAGGCTAAAAGCACTACCTTTGAATGCTGTTAAATATGGTAATGTTCAAAGTCACAATTTGTGATTTTGGAAAAATGAATATAAATATGACAGATAAAATAGAAAAAAAGGAGGCAACCTTTGCAGTGCCATACAATGGCGAGGACAACAACGACTATGTGGACGGCAAGGGCTTCTGCTGCAATGACGGCAGCTTGGAGGCTGCTCAGACACGTGTTATGCCACGAGCAGCGAAGAACAACTTCCAAGAAGGCGATACATACGAGACGATGCAGTTCTACTACCACCCAGACCATTTGGGTAGCAGTAGTTAGTGTTGCGGAATTAAGGATTGGAAAAATATTCCAAGTATATTGTGTCTTGAAATCGCTCACTCCACATTTTTAAATGAAAATAAAAGCGGATGCCGAAAAGCTCATAGAGTAGGCTAACTTAAATTATTTCAATTTATGAAAAAATTAATCAGTTGAAATCTGTTCTGACAGACGAATTCTTTGTTCTGAACAAGGAGTCATTAATGCTTATTCTTGGAGGTCAAGCTCACACTGTAGCAGCACAAGGTTCTTGTGGTTCTTCAAGAAGTAGCCAAAGCTGTGACAATACAGCTGTGTGCAATTGCATGTGTCCTATTATCACACGACCAAAACCGAGCCTACCAAGCACCAACCTTTAATGGAATTGTAGCTTGTAAGGTTCTCTGAAGAGTTCAAATGGATGGGGCTGCCAAATACTATATTTCGGCATACCCAATCCTTGCTTATAATAATCGTCGACATTTTATTTTTGAAGTCGATACTAAAATATGATATACAATGTATAAATACTATATATTCTTTTTCTTGCTGTTTGTCACAATAACAGACATTACAGCACAAACAGACAGTACCAAGACCGAAAAACTGCCAGAAGTTGTTGTTACTGCTGATGGTCAAATTGAAATGAGCAACAAGGCATTGTTGATACCAACTCAACTTGAGAAAAAACATTCTACAAATGGTTTTAATCTACTATATCTTATGCAGACTCCTGACTTGGAAGTATCAACACGCACTCGTAGCATTACTACTCATAGTGGAGGAGAGGTTGTATTGTGCATTAATGGAATGGAGGCATTGCCAGAAGATGTAGCATCTCTTAGTGCAAAGAACATTCGTACAATAGAATATATAAGAACTCCAAGCGGTAAATATGCAGGTAAAGCAGGATTGGTTAATTTTATAACTGTAAAAATGAATTATGGGGGCAATGTGTATTTTTCTGCAAATGAAGGATTTGCCTACAAATCGGGGGAATATTTAGCTTTTGCTGATTTTAATAAAAAACGATATACACTTTCCCTAACCGTCACTGGTGACTGGCATAGAGACCATAGCTATACAGAGGGAAATGATATGTTTGTCTTTTCAGATAAATCCGTTTTGGAACGTAATTATAAAGATGAGAGTCCGTTGAAAATAAATAATGGGCAAGCTATGCGATTGCGCTTAACCTCCATGGGGAACACCCACAGATTAAATACCTATGTGGGCTTTAATCGTCAGGCTGTGCCAAATTCCAATACCATACAGGGTATTTACTATACCGAACCATATGGTGCAACAAAGCGTACTGTTTCATATAACAGCCAATCTATAGCACCATCAGCGTATGTAAATTACACATTATGGTTGCCCAAAGAGCAGGCTTTTGACGTTACAGCATCTGCTTCTATGGGGCACAATAAATACCACAGTCTGTATGCAGAAACAGAACAAGCTTCATTAAGTTCAAAAGTAATAGAAGACAACTATGTGCTGAATGGTAATATTCGCTATTCGAAAACTTGGAAAAATAGCCTTACTCTAACAGGCGCATTGAGCAATGATTATAAACATTATACTGATAATTATGATGGAACAGCAATTGGAAAACAGCATCTGAGTTCCAACATTACTGTTGGATTACTTCAACTTAGCAAATATAGTGAGAAATACTATTACTATATCTCTGCGGGGTTATCTAACACGGCCGTTTCTTTAAACTCCATACATAATAATTACTGTATGCCTGTTGCTTTTTATGGTGGAAACTATGTCATTAATAACAAGCACTCTTTATCGTTAAATGGTCTTTTTACACATACTTTATTTGAACCGTCAGAAAAAAATTCAATGGTTGTTCCGACATCTTTTTTTGAGGCAACTTGTGGTAATCCTGACATTGCACCGATGAAAGTATTAGGAAACACCCTTTCATACAATGGACAAATTGGAAAAATTCGTTTGTCTTTATCGTATGATAGTAATATTTATTTTGACAACATAGTACATCAGTATACAGCTAATACGAATACGATTTTTGATACTCGTATAAATGGCGGAACTTTCTACGGTAATATGTTTACTGTAGGTTGTGCCTATAATTTATTCAATGAGCATTTGCGTTTGAGCGCCACAGTGATTGAAGAATGTAATACATTAAAAGGGGCTACTTACGATATGTCGCACAACAGTTTTCGCATAAAAGGTGGCTTGGTTTATCTTGCAGGAGAATGGATGCTTAGTTTCGATTATCAGACTCCATATAAATCACTTGATATTCGACAACCGTGGTTCATCCAACGTCGTCCTACCTATGAATGGAAAGTGAGTTGGACTCATAAGGCATTGGCTATTGAGGCTTTAGTACGCAATCCCTTTTCATGTTATGACAAGCAACATATAACAATGGATTATGGGTGTTATGATAGAAATTCGCGGATTTTTAACGAAATCAATGGGCGTAATATAAATTTAACACTGACTTACAGCCTTAGCTATGGCAAGAAATCTAAACGTGGAGAAATTGAGGTTAATAAGAATATTGATAGTGCTATCATGAAAATGTATTAATCAATGACCAAAACGATAGAAAGTCTTCATCAACATGATTCCATGCAATGTGGCATAGCCAGTACGATAGTACTATTTGCGAAAAGCAATAATTATGAACTATATTTGTCTTTGGGGAATATTAGCGTCTATAACCGGAATTGCAATAATGTTTTCTGTTATTAAGCACAAAAAGTCTGTAAGTGCCATAAAAAATGGCACTTACTTGATTTTTTCAATTTTGATGATATGCTTAGGAATAACAACCATCTTATTTAAAAGATATGATAGTATTTGTGCAATATTCTTTGGTATTACATTCCTAAATATCACATACAAAGACAGGCGTAATTTCCCACCGAGTTTTACAATAAACTATATTGATTATCTTAAAGGATATGTTGTTGGGTTTGTGTCTATAATGTATGCTTTGTTTAGAATTTCTGAATAAATAATCGAGTAATATGTCAATACAATTCCCTATACTTAATATTTCCTTAAGTAATTTAAGTTCACAGGATTTGGAAGAAACCCATATTGGAGACTTATGGGATTATCCTCGCGATAATAGTATCTTTGAAGAATACTACAATAATCAAAAATATGTTGACCAAAGTGGACATATATTTAAAATAATAGGAAAAAGAAAATCAAATTTTATAAATTCAATAATCCATTTTAATAAAAAAGAACTGATATTTGAGGATTGTGGTGAGACTATTAGCTTCTCTGTATTGAAGGATTTTTTAATCAATAGATACAATTCATTAGATGATAATTTAGCTAAGTCGGTTCTGATTAGATTAACAAAACAATCAAAAAATATCAAGGATTTAATTGGGTAAACGTAAAAACATAGCCCATTTTTTGAGGTAGTGCCTCAAATCCGCAACCCTACTAAAGTCTCAGAGCGTTGCGGCCCAAACCGCCAAGAATGCGATTTTTCTAGTTTGGACTGACTTTTTACCATGTGTTGGCTGATATGCGAGTATAATACCCCCTTA